CCGTGCCTCATCTTCGAGACGTAAGCCGGGGTCGTCACGAGCGCGGTCAGGGGGTCCGTGATAGTTACGGTTGGATCACCGGGACATCTATCGTTCAGTTTAGTAGCGTTCGATACGCCGATTGACGACGAACGAACAGCACAGCCTGAGCCCGTAAGCGTCTGGACACCTCCGGTATCCGTCCAACTGATCACCGTCTGGTTGCCGTCGAGACAGGTCAGAATATCAGCGGTCGCGGGGAGTGTGAACGATCCAGCGGTGGTGTTTGCCGATGTCGGCGCAGGAGTGATACCGGTGCAAGTCCCATTGTCCAACGATATATTCATCGTCGTATCGTTGGCCGCGATATAGCGGGCGGTGAGCACGATCGATGTGGAGGCACCGGAGATCGCGAAGAAGTAGGCGACGAAGGGGTCGAGCGCCAGTTGAGTTCTGACCTTGCCCGCCCAGGTTGCAGCCGTGTCGGCGCCAGCCACCGCAACAGAAACCGTCCGAGGGCTACCCGGCATCCCCGCCGCGGTAACGATCACCGTAGCGTTGCCCGGCGTGCCAATCGTGCCGGCGGCTGTGGCGGTCTCCACTTGAGCCGTGCCGATCGCTTGCGGGCTGACGAAATCACCTGAGCCGACGAGATCAACTGAATACTGTGGGACATCCGCCCGGTTCTGGGAGAGCCTGTAGCCGTCAACGACCATTCCGTCGAGGCGGAAGGATGCGCCGCCAAGTTGGGCAATCATTGTCGTGGAAGGGAGTTGCCGGTTGACCAACGAGTCGAGCATCACGCAGGAATGCTTGTATGCGGCCGTACCACCTTGCTGAGCCGTCGTCACGGCGCCACCCAATGCGCGGAGAAGGAGGCGGCCGGGGTATGAAACGGCGATCTCGTCCGTGAAGGAGAAAGCGGGATGACCAACGTAGGTAGGACATTGCCTTGTCGGAAACTCATGCCCGTTGCCTGGCTTGCCCGCGTCGGACGTAAACTCAATCGTCGGCACGACGAAAGCCGGAGCGGTTGTAAGGGCTTTCAGGTAGTCCGTGTTGAGCGTATAGCCATTGTTCAAGCTCGTCTCCGGCCGTTTGCTCAGCCACAGGCCAACATTATCAAGTAAAAAATCAGGCATCTAGTTCCCCTCTATAATTGCTCGACTGTTAATCGCCCTATCGCGTGATGTAGCAATTCCCCACCAAAAATATCCAAATCAATCCGAAACTCCGGCTCTTCCGTCACGCGCTGAAGCTCAACGGGCAGCGTTGAAGCGACAACGAACGCTTGAGAGATCGCGTCCAGTTCAGCATTGAACGTGATGTCACTGCTCGTCGTGTTCGTGCTGGCCTCGTCGTATCGGTAAAAAGCCCAAATGTCATAAATGAACGTCCGCGTTACGCATTGCGGGTTCTTTCTCACCGCGTCCGATTGCGTCCGGGTGATGATGTAGCCGTGGACCTTATCGGCATCAGGACCGCTCGGCGGCCTCAACACGCCTGGCCATTCATTCGGATCGTGACCAAGTACCCAGAAGCTAAACACCACGGCATTCGGCGCGTTCGTTGTGATCACCGTTTTAATCGCCGCGCGTATTTGGGCTTCCGTGTAGGTCGGCATCTATTCCCTGCCCCTTGCCAGAATCCCACCCTTGCTGAATCGGGTAATCACACCCTCAATCGCGGGCCGCACGAACGGTCGAGCGGCAACCTTCGACGATCCGAACTCCAGCGCCTCCGCATAATCAGCAGCGATGATGATCTCAGCCTGAGTGTCAGACTTGATCGTTGTCTGAATCGAGTTGATCAGAAATCCAGTGTCGACAGCGGGCGATTCACCGGGGGCCGATGCTCTATGGATCACTCCACGGCGCCTGTACTTTCTCCCACTCTTCGGCCCCGTCATGCTCAGCTTCATGGCGGCTTCGATAGCCAGGGCGACCTCTCGAACAGTCGGGCGGGTTCCCTTGGCGATGGTTCGCTTGAGTTCGCCCTGATCGACTTTCACCGTGAACGTGATCACCGTGTCGCCCTCCAAGCTCGGAATTTGTCTCGCAGCGGTATCAGCACGAAGAAGCGAAACCAAGCCTTCGGAAAGAACAACCAAAAGCGCACAGCGCGCCGACCTCTTGGATAGCCCCAATAACTCTTGCTTTCTTCGAGAAAACCTCTCCAGATCACCCTGTCGCCCCCTTCTGCGGCGAGAGCCGCAAGACATAGCCCGCGCCAAGTTGCTGCATCGGTAGAAGGTCTGAGATTTTGTAGCGCGTAGTGCGACTCTTGACCGTGATTGCCACCACGCCGCCAATACTCAACTGCGATGGCGCGGAATCGGCGGTGAGCCAGAACTTCACTCCGGAGCCATCAATCTCTTGTCCTGCACGCTGCTCACGAACGAAGAAGAAGCCATTCGTAATCGTCGCGATCTCCGTCTCTCCCACCGTTGGCGTCACCTTGTAAAACACAACCTGAATGTTGCGCCCGTATGTCTTGCGGGTGAGCGTGTTCAGGCGGGTTTTACTGAGAAGTTCCATTAAGCTCGAACCAGCCGATTCCCGGCGACCAGGCCGCCGATTAACTGCTGTAATGCCGGCGGAAACGTTCCGGCCGGTGATTGAGATCGAAACTTGATGCTCATCCCATCAGCCGTGAATGAATCCATCGCCTCATCGCCGCTCTCGTCGAAGCCGTCGAGTAAAGCAAGCGCCAATTCGCACTGGGCATCCTTCACTCGCTGGGGGATCTCGGTCGAGAGATAGGTGTCGCCGAAAAGCCAGCCGTAAGGGCTGCCGCCGTATCCCCACCCATAGGCGCTACCGACGCCATCCACCTTTTGAACATAAAGCCGGGGCCAGGCCAGGCGTTGAGTCGTGGTTGCCCTGCTTCCCAGCCAGTTCTCCGATTCCAGTCTCGTCGCAGCCATCAGCAACGCCCGAGTCTTGTTGTCAGACGTCGCCCCGCTCCACGCCTCGGTATTTAGCCGAGCATCCAGGTAGGCGGTCGCATCATCCACGCTCACGTATGAGTTGGAAGATGCGCCGCCGATGGTTGTGTCGAGTGTGGGGAGTGGCATATTTAACCAACCGTGTATCCGCTCATTGTCACGGCGCCTACTTGCCCGCCCGTGCCGGAAGCTGGTAGCGACAATTCAGCCAAGGTGTTCGGTGATAGCATTATCGGGAACACAAAAGGCACATCGCGATTATTGAAAACGTGAAAGTTCCCTATTGTGGCCGCGCCGTTCTTGAGCGTCATCAGTTTCGCCGCAGCCTGAGCCGAGCTAAAACTGCCTGAGATGGACGTGATGAAATGCACGCGCCCCACTTCGGCGGCTTTTTGAACAGTCGCCGCGGCGTTGTCTGCCGTGGTCGTGACTATCCATTCCGCAACATCTTCTGTCGGCATAAATCCTCACACGCCGGCGAGAGCCGCCAGCGACTTCCTGAAACCTGCGTCACCTGCGGCCCCAAGGGCGCGGGATGCGTTGATTGACGCATAGACCTCGCCCACCAAATTATCGGCATGCTGAAGGTCTTCGCTTAGGACCGCGATGTTCGCCTCGGCCTCGGCCTTGTATTTCGCCAACGCCTCCCGCTTCTTATCGCGGTCAGCCTCGGCGACTTTAAGGCTGGCCAGATGGGCCGCATCCTCGGCGTTCTGAATGTCATTGCGGGCGGCCTTCTCAGCCATCGAGGCCGCGATGAATAATCCAGGCAAGTCACCCTTGCGCGCCGTCAACTTGGCCAGATGGTCCACATCCCCGGCGTTGATCGCGTCGCGGATCTGTCCGTCAATGCTGGATAGTTCCGCTTCGAGTTCGCGCCGCTTGGATTGCAGACTCGCGTATTTGTCTTCCGACTTGGCGGGCGCCTTTTTTACGGGCGCCTCGCCTTCGGTTGTTTCGCCGTTCTTTTTAGCCATGCTTTACCCCAGGAGAATTGCGGCATGCTCGGGCTTGATTCCCTTGACGCCCCACGAAAGGCTGATCTCAAGGAAGTGAGCGTGGTAGCCATCGTAGCGGGCTACTTCAAATGTGATGCCGGTATTGGCATCGGTGATCATCGTCCGGTCGCTGGCCATATCGCGTCCGCCGGGAAGGTAGGGCGCGCGGGCCAGAAGGATCATCGAGGAGCGGACAAACGCCATATTGGCCGCGTAGTTCGCGCCCGTTGTAATGCCGGTCGCTGAGGCGGGAATCGCCTGGCGCAGACCGGGCTGAGCGATAGTGATTGTCCCACCGTCCGCGACGCTCGCATCACCTGAAACGACCGTATATCTGTTCGTGTCGCCCGTGAAGACAATTGAATCGCCGACAACGATTGTGCCGGTTCCGGCAGAGGCCAGCGTGATCACGGTTGCGCCGATCGCGTAGCCCGCGGCGTTCGTGGTGGCGCCTGAGTTCGTGCCCTTGGTGTGAGTCTTGATCTGCGCTGACTCGCGGATCGAAATGCCATGCAGGTTGAGTAATTCACCACGGCGTAAGGTTGCGTCGGTCGCGGCTTCATTCGCCTTGGTCAGTTGAGCCAATGACCGGAGGTTGACGCCGGCGGATGTGTTGATTACGAGCTGCCGATCAAACATCGGCGCGCCATTGTCATCGAGGATCTTTCTGACCTGCGCCGCATCGCTGATGCCCGGAGTCGTGCCGAATGGCGCCGTGCCTGCGGTTCCGAATGAGCGGGAAGTGGAAATGTAAAGGCCGGCCAGATCGGTCTCGACCTCGTTCGCGAGTGTGCGCATGGCCTGCGCGACCTGATCACGGACCACGTTATCAATCCCCGGTCCGTTTTCATTGATTGATTGCTGTTCCTCACCTGACCACGGGACTTGAACGGCCCGCATCTTCGTGATGGACATATCAACAGAGCCCATCGCCACTGAATCAGGCGTGGGAGGCGTCATAGCCGGAGTAATGTCACCCGCAACGAGTTTCGGTGTGATATGCACGCGGACGACTTGATCCTTGGCCGCGCGTGCGGATGAAGCGTCAATGGTTACGGCGGGGATCAGTCCGGTCAATTCCCGGCTCACAATGTCTCGCGCCGCGTACAGAGTAGGGATAAGACCCGTGAGGGTATTAGCTAAAGCCATTTTGTCTCCTAAAAATCCCCACTCTGCTTAAAGAGCGGGTTAATCGATGATCTTGTATCCCTCGGTGATCGCCTTCTCTTTTTCGGACTGCGGCATGGCGTCAAACCGCTCGCGCAGTATCGTCTTGCTGCCGCCGACCTTTCCGGCGCCGTTCTTCGCGCCGCTGCCGCCCGTCTGAGAAGCGGCGAAGGCCCAAGGGAATTCTTCTTTGAGATAGTGATCAAAGGCCCGCTCGGGCTTGATCGCTGTCTCGTCGCCAAACTTGTCTTTAAAGATCAGTTTGCTGCTGTCGTCCTGATCGAATCGCCCCTGCGCTCGCAGGATGGTCATCAATGCTTCGAGCCTGTCCGGTATCACGCCGGACTTGAGCGCCTGCTGTTGGACTGGGGTCCAAATCTTGCTCTCACGCAGTTCGCCTCGCAGTTCAGAAATCTGGCGATCCTTTTCGGCCGCGATCTTGTCAACGTCGGTCTCGGCGCTGGTTTTGACCTTCTCAAGCGATTTGACCTGCTCGGCGAGCGTCTTCTGCTTGCCAATCAGTTCTTGGTTTTTCTTGATGAGTGCGGCGGCTTTTAGTTCGTAGAACTTATCGGGGTCGAATCGGTGTTTCCCCTCGACCTCGACATAAGCGCTGCGCATTTCCTCATCAACCGTGTTGATGTCCGTTACTTCAAATTCAATTGCCATTGGTTTGCCCCTCTGCTTAGCTTCGGAGTTTCCGGCTTAGCCGGTGATTTGTGGGCTTAGCCCACCACGACTCAAATTATTCACAGGCCTGTAATTTATTTTTCCGCGCTACTCCTCAGCGGGTCCGCCGCGGTCAAAATTGCGGGCGAGCGCGGTCTGGGTCTCGATTTCGCGCTCTTGTTTCGCCTGCGCTTCCTTCTCAAGCGCTTCTTTCTCGACCTTCGGATCGAAGTCGTCAGGCAGTTTCCCGCCCGCCTCGAAGACCTTCCACATTGTTTCGGTGGTGAATTGGCCAACAGCCACGGCATTCGACCAGGCGCTCATCTCTTCGGGCGTGATCTCCTGCGCATCCAGCGCGGCCCCTACTTCGATATTTCCGCCCGTGGTAGCGGTCGGGGTTCGATATTGGACGTGGAAG